GACCACGATCTGGGAGTACGATCGCCCGAAGGCATCGAAGGATCATCCGACGATGAAGCCGGTGCAGCTCATGGCCTATCCGATCCGGAACTCCTCGATGACCAATGGCATCGTTCTGGATCCCTTCCTCGGTTCTGGATCAACTCTGATCGCCTGTGAGCAGATCGATCGGGCCTGCAGGGGAATCGAACTCGATCCCAAATTTGTGGATGTAATCGTAAAGCGCTATATCGAGCAGGCCGGGAAATCCGATGGCGTGTATGTTCTCCGGGATGGTCAGAAGCTCACCTTTGAAGAAGTGTCAGCGGACATGGAAGGGGAGGCAGAAACAGAGCACTCTGAGAGACCAGAAGTGGCGTCAGAGGATGAAATTCCAGCACCCTGATCCGACCTTCCGTTACGTACAGAAGTGACGAGGAAAGCACCAGATCTTTGTTCAGTATTCCAGTCGGAATGTAGTTGCTATCAGGCCGGCAAAGAGTGATGTATGTACTACCAAAAGAAAAGGAGGCACACGCCATGAAAGCAAACTACAGCATGACAGGAACAGAAAGAAGAGATCTGGTTCACGCAATCGAGAGGATCACCGGAGAGAAAGCCGAGTACCAGTTCGTACCGACCTGCGCCTACGAGATCGGAAACATCACGGTCGATAAGGAAGGCACCCTCATCTGCGAGGATGAAGAGAAGCTTGGCAGGGTGATGGTTGGACTTGGCCAGATGGGATACTACCCGGACGCGGAACACCCGGCAGACCCGGAGCCAACAGAGGTTCCGGAAATGAAAGAGGCGGCTGAGCCGGAGACGGATTCGGAAGCCACGCCGACAGATGAACAGGATGCGGAGACTGAACCGGCAACGGAACCGGAGACAGATTCCGAAACTACGGATCCTGCAGAGCCAAAGGAGCCTGCGGAGAACACAGAAAAAGCACCGGAACTTACGATCAGCCTCCCGCTTGTAGCTGCAAACGTCGGAACCCTGACAAACATCCTTTCCTCCAAGGGAAACCTGATCCGGCACGCCCTCGGGGTTACGGACATCCGAATCAACGTCACCGAGGACAAGATCGAATTCCCCTGGTTTACCCGGGAAGTTACCGCAGAGGAAGCCAAGACCTACACCCTTTTCATCAGCCTTCTCTGCAAGCTCTCGAAGGAACTGAAGCACGCCAGCAGCAGACCGGTGGAAACGGACAACGAGAAATACGCCTTCCGCTGCTTCCTTCTCCGCCTCGGATTTATCGGACCGGATTACAAGGAAGCAAGAAAGATCCTCCTTCAGAACCTGACCGGCAGCGCAGCCTTCCGGAACGGAGCTCCGGCAAAGACAGAAGAGCAGAAGGAGGCGGCAGAATGAGAAGCATGTTTCCTTCTGAGGATATTGTGAAGAACCTTCGTGAGTACTACCCGGCAGGAACCCGGGTAGAGCTCCTTCAAATGGACGACCCGCAGGCACCGCCGATCGGAACCAAGGGAACGGTTTCGGGAGTGGACGATATGGGATCGATCATGGTGCGCTGGGACAACGGTTCCGGCCTCAGCGTGATCTACGGCGAAGATGCTGTGAGGAAGGTGGCGCGATGATGGATCCGAAAGTAAAGGAGCAGATCCTTTTGATCCGCGATACCGGGCTTACAAACATGTTCGATCTTCCGATGGTCCAGCGCCTTGCCTATGAGAGAGGCTGCTACGAGCTGGTCCTCTACCTTGAGGATCACCGCGAGGAATACGTGCACTACATTCTGTACGGCGAGGTCTAAAATACACAGTTTCCGCACAAAAATCTTGTGCAGATTATAAACTACATTTCCTTGCTATAAAAGGGCTTCAGAGTGATATATGTACATGCCAAAGGAAAAGGCAGACAAGACAGGCACATGGCAAGGAGGACAAAACCATGACGAACATTTTCGAAGAAACCTACACCGCAATGGAAGCAGCAAAGAAGGCCTACGCCAAGGCTACCACCGACGAGGGCAGGAACAAAGCGGAAGCCGCATACGACAAAGCCAAGGATCGGATGGCAGAAAGGGGCGACATCGCATGGAACATCTGGAGGGCCTACGAGCATTCCAGAGAGAACGAAAACGAGATCCTGAACTTCGACGACATCATCTGGGACCGGGACGTCGAAGCCCTGACCGCCTGCATGAGAGAGAACGGAATCAAAGCCTTCACCTACTCCTGCCGGGCAACGGATGCGGTCGAAACACTCTGGCTTTTCAAAGAGGCCGGCTGCACGATCGGCGAGATGGTCGAGGTAAACCTCCGGAAAGACCTCTGGGGCAAGGGCTACGAAAAGGGACATGCTTTCAAAATGAGCCTGAACTGAAAAATAACCGGGGAAGGGAGCCCTGCAAGGGGCCTCTTCCTCATACAAATACACACAATTTCTTCCACAGATCTTTGTCACATATATGCGCGGGTTCTCCTTGCTTTCTATCCGGAGGAGAGTGATATATGTACATGCCAAAGGAAAAGGCGCACAAAGAAAACGGAGGAAAAAGACCATGTGGAAAAAGGGAAGCATCAAGATCGGAAACCAGACATTCACCTACTGCGCAAAGGTATACGGAGAGCCGAGCGAGGATTACGGCATCGAGGGCGGCAGGATCAGCAAGCTTGAGATCCGCCTCGGAGACTTCCCGGTTGCAAGATACGACAGAGGCTGGGACATCGAGCCGGAATCCGAAAACGCACAGCTTGCGCTTTTAGCCATCATGAACAACTTCAGATAAGAAAGCGCCGAGAGGGAGCCGGAAGGCTCCTTCTCTCGTACACACATGGTCTGGATCGCTTCGGCGGTCCTTTTTTGATACAGAATTTTACGGGAAAGGAGGTGCCTCTTATGGCGACCAGAGGAAGAAAGCCGACTCCTACGGCAATCAAGGAGCTGGAAGGAAATCCGGGAAAACGAAAACTGAATGAGAACGAGCCGAAGCCTGAGCGGAAAGCACCTGCCTGCCCGAAATGGCTCAGCAAAGATGCACGGAAGGAGTGGCACAGGCTCGCAAAAAAGATGGAGGCGATCGGTGTTCTGACAGAAGTCGATATGGCCGCCTTCGCAGCTTACTGCCAGTCCTACGCGAGATGGAAAGAAGCCGAGGAATTTATCACGGAACATGGCTCCCTCGTCCGGACGCCTTCCGGATACTGGCAGCAGGTTCCGCAAGTATCCATCGCGCAAACCTACATGAAACAGATGGGCAAGTTTGCTACCGAATTTGGTCTGACGCCGGCATCAAGATCGCGGCTGATCGCGGATGCAGGTGAAAAGAAGACGGGCGATGAAATGGAGGAGCTCTTAGGAGGTGATCCGTAATGGAGGAACATCCTGAGGATATGCCAAAGCTCACGGGCTATCAGCCAACCCGATTCATGCTGCCGACATCGCATTATGATGCGGCGAAGGCAGACCGGGCTGTAAAGTTTATCGAAATGCTCCGCCACACCAAAGGCAAGTGGGCCGGGAAACGTTTCTGGCTTCTGCCGTGGCAGGAGCAGATCATCCGGGATCTCTTCGGGATTGTAAAGCCGGATGACAAGCGGCAGTTTCGGACCGCCTATATCGAGATCGGAAAAAAGAACGGAAAGTCGGAGCTTGCTGCTGCGGTTGCTTTGTATCTTTTGTATGCAGATAACGAGCCATCCGCTGAAGTCTACGGTGCAGCTGCAGACCGGCAGCAGGCGTCCATCGTCTTTGATGTCGCCCACCAGATGGTGAACATGACACCCGCGCTTTTAAAGCGCTCTAAGATCATGGCTGCCAGTAAGCGGATTGTGAATTACAGCAATGCCGGATTCTACCAGGTTCTCTCGGCAGAGGTGGGAACGAAGCATGGTCTGAATGTCTCGGGTCTTGTGCTGGACGAGGTCCACGCACAGCCGACAAGAAAGCTATATGACGTTTTAACACAAGGCTCTGGTGATGCAAGAGAGCAGCCGCTGTACTTTTTGATTACGACTGCCGGAACCGATAAGAACTCGATCTGCTATGAGCTGCACCAGAAGGCAAAAGATATCCTCTCCGGTCAGAGAGTGGATCATACATTTTATCCAGTCGTCTATGGACTGGAAGAAGGAGAAGACTGGCACGATGAGAAGAACTGGTACAAAGCAAATCCGAGCCTCGGACAGACGATCGACATTGACCGTGTCCGGGAGCATTACCATGAGGCACTGGAAAATCCCGCAGAGGAAGCTGTGTTCAAGCAGCTGCGCTTAAACATGTGGGTGTCCAGTACGACCGCCTTCATCCCGGAGCAGGTCTTTGATCAGGGCAATCAGCCGATCGATCTGGACAGCCTTCGTGGCAGGGAGTGTTACGGCGGACTCGATCTCTCCAGCACCGGAGATATCACGGCACTGGTTCTGATGTTCCCTCCTCGCACCGAGGATGAGAAATACATCTGCCTGCCGTTCTTTTGGGTGCCGGAGGAGACAATCCCGATCAGGGTAAGACGTGCGTCGGTTCCTTATGATGTCTGGGTGAAGCAGGGATACATGAAGGCGACGGAAGGAAACGTGATTGACTACAACTTCATCGAGCAGTTCATTCTGGACCTGTATCAGATCTACAACATCCGGGAGATTGCGGTGGACCGCTGGAATGCCACCCAGCTCATCATCAATCTGGAAGGGGACGGCATGACGATGATTCCCTTCGGTCAGGGCTTTAAGGACATGAGCCCTCCGACCAAGGAATTCTACAAGCTGATGATGGAGGGAAAAATTATCCACGGCGGTAATCCGGTCCTCCGATGGATGGCGCTGAACGTGGTAGTGGATCGGGACGCAGCCGATAACATCAAGCCGACCAAGGCAAAGTCACCGGAAAAGATCGACGGCATTGTCGCGGCCATCATGGCGCTGGACCGCTGTGTCCGTCATGAGAATGAAGAGAGTGTTTACGACAGCCGAGGGCTGATCACATTTTGATGGAGGAAGCATAAATGGGTTTCAGAGATTTATTCCACAGAAGGAAGGCGAGAGCAGACCCTCAGGACTCGACCTCGGGCAGTGTGTATCGCGCTTATTACGGACACACCACAGCCGGGAAGACTGTGACGGAGCGAAGCTCCATGCAGGTCACTGCTGTGTATGCCTGCGTCCGGGTTCTGGCAGAAGCTGTGGCGAGCCTGCCGCTTCACCTGTACAGGGAGGAGAACGACAGCAAAGTGAAGGCAACGGATCATCCGCTGTATTTTTTACTCCACAGTGAACCGAATGAAGAGATGACGGCATACTCCTTCTGGGAAACCCTGATGACGCATCTCCTTTTGTGGGGAAACGCCTACGTTCAGATCATCCGAAACGGCAAGGGTGAGATTACTGCTCTGTATCCTCTGATGCCGAATCGTATGACCGTGGATCGGGATGAGACCGGACACATCTATTACCAGTATCTCTGGTCCAAGGGTGATGATGCACCGACCCTGAAGGAGACGATTGTGAAGCTGTCTCCTCACGAGGTGATGCAGATCCCGGGCCTCGGGTTTGATGGTCTGGTCGGATACAGTCCGATCGCAATGGCGAAAAATTCGATCGGCCTCTCGATGGCCTGTGAGGAATACGGCAGTAAGTTTTTCCAGAACGGAGCTGCTCCTTCCGGTGTTTTGGAGCATCCGGGAATCCTGAAGGATCCGGAAAAGGTACGGGACAGCTGGCAGGCAGCCTTCGGAGGCAGCCAGAATGCAGGAAAGGTAGCGGTGTTGGAAGAGGGAATGAAGTATTCGCCGATCTCCATCAATCCGCAGGAAGCACAGTTTTTGGACACCAGAAAGTTCCAGATTGATGAGATCGCACGAATCTTCCGCGTTCCTCCGCATATGATCGGAGATCTGGAGCACGCAACGTTCAGTAACATCGAGGAACAGTCGCTGGAATTCGTGACTTACAGTCTGCAGCCGTGGCTCACTCGAATCGAGTCGTCCATCTCCCGGTCACTCCTTACAAGGGAGGAGAAGATGGTCTATTACGCCAGATTCAATGTGGATGGACTGCTCCGCGGTAACTACGCCTCCAGGATGCAGGGCTATGCGACCGGCATCAGCAACGGATTCTTGTGCGTAAATGATGTGCGGCGATTGGAGAACATGGATCTTGTTCCGGATGAAGAGGGAGGCAACCTGTTTCTCGTGAACGGCAGCATGACGCCTTTGAAATCAGCAGGGGCAGCTTATCAGCAGAGCGGTTCGAATGGTGGTACGGATCCTCCTGAGCAGGAAGAGACTGATCCGAAACAGGAGCCGGAGAAAGATACCGAAAACAGAAAACCCCGCAGAAGGGGAAGGAGGAGCTAATGAACAAGTTTTGGAAGTGGGTGCGGAACAAGGCACCGGATGGTGAAGATCCAGGCCTTGCGGAACGCACTCTGTTTTTGAACGGAACAATCGCTTCTGAGAGCTGGTTTGACGATGACGTCACTCCGGCTCTTTTTAAGTCTGATCTGGATTCCGGGAAAGGACCGATCACGGTCTGGATCAACTCTCCCGGCGGCGATGTCTGGGCAGCGGCACAGATCTACAACATGCTGCTTTCCTATGGGGAGAAGGTCACAGTGAAGATCGACGGCCTTGCCGCATCGGCAGCATCAGTCATTGCAATGGCGGGAGATGAAGTGCTGGTAAGCCCGGTATCGATGCTGATGATCCATAACCCATCCACGATGGCGATGGGGGACAAGGACGACCTTGCGCAGGCGATTTCCATGCTGGATTCTGTGAAGGATTCGATCCTGAACGCCTATGTGAAGAAGACCGGTCTTTCCAAGAACAAGCTCTCAAAGCTCATGGATGATGAGACCTGGATGGACGCCAACAAGGCGGTCGAGCTTCATTTTGCAGACCGCGTGATGGAACGCCCGGATCTTTACCATGAAGACGAGCAGGAAAAGAAAGTGCCGGACGAGGGTGATCCGGATGAGAAAGAGCCGGAGGAATCCAAGGAACAGGAAGATCAGCCGGCACAGGAATCCGAGGATCCTGAGAAGAAGGACAAGGATCTGATCCACACAGGATTCCTTTATTCCAGTCGCCAGATGGAGGCTGACTTCACCAACAAGGTGAAGAAACACTACGCAGTAACCAGTAAAGCAGAGGAAGGCCGGAGCGTGGATGCTCTCATGGATCGTCTGAATCTGCTGCGCACAATGATGTGAGGAGGAAAACACATATGAACGTACAGGAGTTGATTGCAAAGAGAGCAAGAGCATGGGAGGCGGCGAAGTCCTTCCTCGAGGCTCACCGGGGAGAGAACGGTGTTCTCTCTGCTGCAGATGGGGAAACCTATGACCGGATGGAGAAGGAGATCACCGATCTTACTAAAGAGATCGACCGCCTGAACCGTCAGGCAGCCATTGAGGCACAGCTGAACCAGCCGACCTCTGCACCGCTTTCCAACATGCCGACCAGCACCGGCGAGAAGGTCAAGAAGGGCCGTGCTTCCGACCAGTATGCGAAGGACATGCTGACCGCCATGCGCACAAACTTCCATCAGGTATCTGACATCCTGCAGGAAGGCGTGGATGCTGATGGCGGTTACCTTGTCCCGGAGGAGTGGGATTCGAGACTGATCGATGTTCTGAATGAGGAGAACATCATGAGAGGCCTTGCCACCCAGATCACGACTTCCGGTGAGCACAAGATCAATATCGCCGGTGCCAAGCCTACGGCAGCATGGATCGAGGAGGGCGGTGCGCTCCAGTTTACAGATGCGAAGTTCGGTCAGAAGATTCTCGATGCCCACAAGCTGCACGTAGCGGTGAAGGTAACCGAGGAGCTGCTCTATGACTCCATGTTCGATCTTGCCAACTACATCACGACCCAGTTCGGTATTGCGATTGCAAATGCCGAGGAGGATGCCTTCCTGAACGGCGATGGCAAGGGCAAGCCGACCGGCCTTTTTGATGAGACGAACGGCGGCACCGTCGCAAAGACGCTCACCGGTACCAAGCTCGGGACCGATGATGTGCTGGATCTGGTCTACGCCCTGAAGCGTCCGTACCGGAAGAAGGCGTCGTTTATCATGAACGACCAGACCCTTGCAGCACTGCGGAAGCTCAAGGACAACAACGGAGCTTACATCTGGCAGCCGTCCTATCAGGCAGGTGAGCCGGACAGGCTCCTTGGTTATGCGGTCCACACCAGCGCCTTTGCACCGGAGCTTGCCGCTGGGAAGCCTGTGATGGCATTCGGTGACTACAGCTACTACAACATCGGCGATCGCGGCACCCGTTCCATGCAGGAGCTCCGCGAACTCTTCGCTGGAAACGGCATGATCGGCTATGTAGCGAAGGAGCGTGTCGATGGTCTTCTGGTGCTGCCGGAGGCCGTGCAGATCCTGAAGGCAGGAGCATCTGCCTGATCGATTGAAGGCAGCAATACAGTAACAAATGACGGGAGCTCAGAGTGTCAAAGCTCTGGGCTTACTTTCTGACTGGAGAGGAGAAAGCGATGCTGAAGCTGGAGGAAGCAAAGAAATATCTCCGGGTCGATTCCAACGATGAAGATGATCTGATCCAGCAGGAACTGGACGCGGCAGAGAGCCTTGTGGCATCCGTGCTCCGGAAGGACAGCCTCGCTGACGTGAGCAGCCCGATCACGGTGGTGGCGGTCCTTTATGCGCTGGCCTACCTCAATGAGCACCGCGAGGAAGCCGATCATCACGCACTTACAATCACGCTTCGGAACCTGCTCTTCGGCGAACGGGATCCGAAGTTCTGATGGAGGTGTGAGATGAATATCGCAGCAATGAATGTCCGGCTTACGATTCAGAAAAACGAGGTTGTGAAGGATAAGTACGGCAACCATACCAATGCGTGGACCGACTTCTACACCTGCTGGGCGACGCCGGTACAAAGCGGCGGCTCTGAGAAACTGGAAGCCGGGACCACAATCAGTACCGACGCGATCGACTTTACAGTACGGTACGCAAAGTGCCTCGAGGGACTCGATTCCACGAAGATCCGGATTCGGATGGGCGATGCGATCTACAACGTCACGACCATTGATCCGATGGGATTCCATCACCGGAGTCTGAAGTTCAAGTGTGAGAAGGTGAAACGATGAAGGTGAAAGTAGAAGATCTTGCAGCGACGGTCGAGAAAACGCTCTCGGATTATGCGGACGATGTGAATGACATCGTAAAACAGGAGATCAAGGATGCCGGGAAGGAAGCCGTAAAGGAACTGAAGGAAAAGTCACCGAAACGCACCGGAAAGTATGCGAAAGGCTGGCGTTCTACCGTTCAGAAGGAATCGGCAATCGGGGCTGAGGTGGTCGTTCACAACAAGATCTACGGACTCACGCACCTCCTGGAGAAAGGACACGCCAAGCGCGGCGGTGGGAGAGTCGAGGGCACTCCTCACATCGCTCCGGTCGAGGAAGAGATCACCGGAAAGCTGTCGGATGAGATTGAAAAGGAACTGAAGGGCTGAGACCGGGAGGAAGCAATGGATAAGATCATACAAATTCTGGAGGAGTTGGGACTTCCCTTTGCCTACGACCATTTTGCGGAGGGCGAGGGACCGGATCCTCCCTTCCTCTGTTTCCGCTGTCCGAATAGCGACAACTTCGCTGCGGATGGGACGGTGTATTTTCCAATCACGGAGATTGATATCGAGCTCTACACGGACAAGAAGGATCCGGAGACAGAAAAGAAACTGGAAGGTCTGCTCATTGGGAGCGGGATCTTCTTTGAAAAGACAGAGACCTGGATAGATTCTGAGAAGCTCTACGAGGTCCTGTATTCATTTGAACAGGAGGCCCGAAATGGCAAGTAAAAAGAATAAGGTCAAGTACAACCTGAAAAACGTACATTATGCCATCGCGACGATTGCGGAGGATGGGACCGCCACCTTTGCGGATCCGATTGCATGGCCCGGAGCCGTATCCCTCTCTCTGGATGCACAGGGAGACCAGACGATCTTCTGGGCGGATGGCGTGCAGTACTATGTCACGAATGCGAATAGCGGCTATAACGGAGACTTCGAGTCTGCGATGGTACCGGAGGACTTCCGGGAGAACGTGCTGGGAGAGATCAAGGATGGAAACGGGGTCTTGGTTGAAGATGCGGATGCCCAGCCCATTCACTTTGCACTGCTCTTTGAGTTTGACGGCGATGTGAATGAGATCCGTCACGTCATGTATAACTGCACGGCATCAAGACCTTCCGTGGCATCGTCTACGAAGGAGGACTCCATCGAGGTGCAGACCGAGAGCCTGACCATCAATGCCACCAGCATCAAGGATGCAACGCTTGGCAAGAACATCGTCAAAGCCCGTTCTGGTGCGGATACGGCGGATGCTACTTATCAGAATTGGTACAGCAAGGTCTACACACCTGCTGCGGCCAGTGCATCTACAAGCACAGCATCGACCAGCACGACGAGCACAACCACATCCAGTTCCAGTAAGTGATAAGGAGGAGAGCGTATGTATCAGGAAATTTCTCTCCGTCTTGTTGACGGGTCAGAGAAGAAGTTCCCGTTTCTCGCCACGGGGACCACGGCTTACAGATATAAACAGGTATTTCATCAGGATCTGATGATTCTTTTGAACAAGATGGAGAACAGCGAGGATGACCAGACCGATATGACAGTCGGTGATAAGCTGGCCTTCATTATGAACGCACAGGCTGAGAAGCTGGACATGAACAAGCTGAACGAGGACGCATTTCTTGAATGGGCGGACCAGTTTGATGGGGCAGAGCTCTTTTTGCACATGCAGGAATTTGTCACCCTTTATCTTGGATCGCGGAGGACAACTTCGAAACCAAAAAAAGAAGCCGCCCAACTGAAAGGGAAGTAAACACAGCCGTGTTTATGCTGCGTGCCAAGCAGCTGGGCTTTTCCCTTGCAGAACTCGACAGTGTAGAGGAAGGGCTCGTGATGGATATGATCATTGAATCCGGGAATGACCTCTGTGACGACGAGTACCGGCAAGTAGCAACGCAGCAGGATTTCGATTCATTTTGATTGAGCATCGGTGAATAGCCGGTGCTTTTTTCATGCCATGAAGGGAGGAGTAGTCTATGGCAGATCGTATTAAAGGCATAACCATTGAGCTGGACGGCGATACTACCAAGCTCTCCAATGCTCTGAAAGGTGTGAACAAGGAGATCAGGGATACTCAGTCGAACCTGAAGGACGTCAACAAGCTCCTGAAGATGGACCCGGGCAATGCGGATCTTCTTACGCAGAAGCAGAAATACCTTACCGACGCGATCGACGCGACAAAAAAGAAACTTGCCGAGGAGAAGGAAGCCCTCGCCCAGCTGAAGGCTGGCCCTCAGACGGAGGAGACGCAGAAGCAGCAGGAAGCGCTGACCCGGGAGATCGAAGCGACAAAGCAGTCCCTAGAAGGCCTCGAGGACGAGTATAAGAAGTTCGGCTCCGTCGCCGGACAGCAACTTCAGGCTGCCGGTGACAAGATGAAAGAAGTAGGCGGCAAGATCAGCGATGTTGGCGAAGGTCTGACAAAAGGCATCACTGTTCCGGTCGCAGCAGTCGGCGCAGCGTCGGTTGCTGCGTGGAAGGAGGTCGATGAGGCACTCGATACCGTCACTGAGAAAACCGGTGCAAGCGGGGCTGCCCTTGAAGACATGCAGAAGCGTGCCAAGTCGATCGCGGAAACCATCCCGACAGACTTTCAGACCGCAGGCGATGCCATCGGCGAGGTAAACACGAGATTCGGACTGACCGGGGACGCGCTGGAAGATCTTTCTACGAAGTTTGTGGAGTTTGCAACGCTGAATTCGACGGATGTATCGACCTCGGTTGATAACGTATCTTCCGTCCTCAATGCCT